ATTATGCAGGAATATTAGCAGAAAGAAGAGTAGACAACTTATTAGATTTACACTTTTCTCTTGGAATAGATGGTAGTGACCCTGCATACGCAAAAATGACAATAACAAATCCTGGCAACGTCGGCATCGGGACAACGAGCCCAAGTAGTAAGTTAGATGTAAATGGTTCAATTAATGTTAGCGATTCATCAGGTAAACTATATGCTCCAGAAATCTGCTTAAACGGTGATTGCCAGGTTGCTTGGCCTAGTGTTAGTGGTGCAAGTAGTAGTGCTGGTTGGACTAATGATTCTACTTCTACTTCTACTTCTTTGGATGTGAATGTGAATAGTGGTAAATTGTTTGTTAATGCAACTTCTGGCAATGTCGGCATTGGGACAACGAGTCCAAGTTATCCTTTAGAAGTTGTGGGAAGTACATCTGGAATAAGTGGATATTTTGAAGCAAATGTAAGTGCTGAAGGATTTATAGATAGAACAAAAGGATGGAATGGAACAAGTAATGAAGCATTAAAAGAGTTAATAAAAATAAAGTCAAGTAATGGAGAAATAAATCATACAACCATGCCAGAGTTTGCAAAAGCAAGTTATAAAGAACCAATAAGAAATTATATTAATGAAACATATGAAGAAGAAATATGTGAGACAATAATGATAAATGAGACAAAAGAAGAATGTAATAATATAACAGTGTATGAAGATTATTTTTATGAAGAAAAACAATGTGAATATAAAAAAGGAGAAAACACTTATTATAATTATGTTTGTAATAATATTATGAAAATAGGAACAAGACCAAAAGAAGGTTGTTATAATGAAACAAGAACTGAATGGGAAACAATAAAGGTGGAGAACAAAACATTTTATGAACCAAAACAAGTAATATATGAAGTATGTGAAGAAGTAATAATAGAAGAATGTAAAAATATTAATTATCAAGAACCATTACTAGAATGCCATAATGAAACAAGAACAAGAATAGTGGAAGAAGTAACTTTGGTAGAACAAGAAGGACGAGACTTAGGAGCAATGATAACATTATTAACGGAGAGTGTAAAAGCATTACAAGAAGAAAATGATTTAATAAGAAAAGAATTATGCGAAAAAGATAATACTTATTCGTGGTGTAAACAAGACTTAGGAGTAATATAAAATGGTAGATAAAAAAACGGTAGGAATAAATAGTTTAATCACAATCGGAATCATATTAATAAGTATGGTAACGCCCACATTTTTTGATACAACACAGTATTATTGTGAAGTAGAGAGTAGTATAATGGAGTGTGATGGAGGATTATCAAGTGGGCAAGGTACTAGGTGTTATCTTAATATTGAAAAAAGTAATTGGGATTATTGTCGTAGTGGTTGGGTAGAAATAGTTGATGACACGATTATTCAAGAAGAACCAATAAATAATACTAATATGGTAGGTGTTTGGGGAGCTCAATACAGGTGCGATAATAATAATTGTGTAGAGGTATAAAATATGACTAGTTTAACAATGAAACAAGGAGAAGCAAAAACGATAACATTCACTGTAACAGATAGTGCTAGTGCAGCAGTGGATTGTAGCAGTACAACTTGCACGTTCACAGTAGTAAGCGATTATGGTGGAACACAATTCATAACAAAAGCTGATGGAGTATTCGATAAAACAAATGCTGCAACAGGAATATTAACAATAGATATATCAGCAACTGATAGTAATATACCAAACAAATATTATATTGGTGAACTAAAAATTCTTTTCACTTCATCAAATATTGATAAAAGTGTTGATATAGATTTTATAATAACTAAAACGGTTGAATAATAATGGAAAGACAAGATATTGAGAGGTTGAGTAATTTGGAGATAGAAATAAAGAATTTAGATAAACAATTATCAAGTCATTGTAAAGAACAAAGAAAAGATTTTGATAAAGTTTTTGAAAAACTTGATTCTCTTGATGGAAAATTCGCTAATAAATGGGTTGAGAAAGTAACAATAGGAATAATTGGAACAGTTATTGCAGGAATAGTATTATTAGTAATACAATTAATATGAAAATGGATAAGTATTATAGGAAGCATGAGAACATTGTTGATAATGAGTATTATAAATTAAAAGAAAGAAAGTATCAATGGGATTTGATAGGTCGTCATGTTAATTATGGCGTAACTTATAATAAGACAATAGGTGAAGTTGATTTAGTTCAATTTAAACACATTAAAAAAATAAATAAATATTATTTCATACTTCACGAAGTTAAAGGAAACCCAAGACTTAATCATAAAGCGGCAAGGCAATTAAAAAGAGCTTATGATTATGTTATGAACGTGCATAAAGATAAGAATGTTCGTGTTTTCACGTTTAGACACACAGGAAGAAAAGGAGAATTAGAAGGCAAAATTTATGATACAAAATGGTTGAAACAGAAACAATAGATGATAAAATAGAAGTTATAACTGAGGATGAATTCCTTTTTAATATACAAAGAGAATTAAAAGCGATTGATAAACAAAAAAAGAAGTATATTGATACTTTAAATAAAATACAAACTTATAGCTCTTTTGGTTTCGCTATTAATTATTATTATAATCACACAAGAAAAAAGTATGAGTGTGAATTCATTAAGAAAGGTAAGATAGGGTTTGAACAAAAACAATGCAGGTGAATAAAGAATGGGATTTTTAGGATTCGGTAAAAAGGCTGAGGTTAAAGAACGAGACATTGGAGATGTCAGCGTAAAAGAAAGTGATGGTATACATAAAGCGTATATACCAGAATTCTTATACAAGCCACCATTTGGTTATCCAAGAAAAGAAAACATACCATTAATTAGGCAATTAGCAAAGAACCCGTACGTGTACGGGGTAGTGAAAACTCTTGCTGATGAAGCAGCAAGTACACATTACGATATCGTTTACAAAGAAGAAGCCGAGCCAACACCTGAACTCGACAAAGTAATAATGGATATCAAAAAATTCTTAGACAATCCCAATAAGAACAAAGAAAGTGTTCAACACATTCTTAGAGCAACAGTTAAAGATATTTGCGAAGTAGACAGTGGAGTAATAATTAAAGTGTTTAATAAAAAACTTCAATTAGTAGAATTATTCGCTAGAGATGGTGGAAGCTTCTTAATGAACCCTGACATTTATGGTTACTTAGGTAATAGAGCAGAATATGTTGAACCTATGAATATTAATTATGTAGCAACGCCTCAAAGCCCTGATTGGACTGCTAGACTTAATCAATACTCTTTAGCTTATAAAGAAGCTGCTGCTTATTTTCAGTATGGAACAACTGCTATGGCGTTACCTGTACCATTCGGTAGAAGAGAAGTTATTTATTTAATGATGAATCCTCAAAGCAATAACGTTTATGGTTTATCTCCTATACAAATACTCGCTGATATTATTATGACATTAGTGTACGGGGCTAATTATAACCTAGATTTTTATATGAATAGTAATATGCCTGAAGGAATAATACAATTACTCGGTGCTAATAAAGATCAGATAAGAGCGTTCAGGGAAAGATTTGATTCACAATTCAAGGTTAAAGATAAGGTAACCGGGTTTATGAGAAAAATAGGGTTTAAGTACCCTATTATTAATCAAGAAGCAAAGTTTACTCCTTTTCAATTAGAACCTAAAGTTATGCAAATATTGGAGCAACAAGAATGGTTCACTAAACTTGTATGGTCTTGTTTTGGGGTGACACCTGACGAAATGGGGTTCACACAAGATAGTAATAAAGCGGTTAGTCAAGCACAATCAGCAGTATATAAAAGAAAAGCAGTTAAACCAATGCTTGCATTAATAAAATATCATATGGATAAAGAAATTATTGCTGAATGGGGAGAGGATGCGTTTGATAACTTAGAGTTCAAATGGGATGATTACGATTTAGATGAGGATATTAAGAGACATTCATTATTACAAATGCAGATTAATATGGGATTAAAAACTTCAATAATGGTTGCTAAAGAAGAAGGAATCGATATTGAAGAATTAAAGAAAGAGAAAGAGGAAGAAGAACAAAAAGAAACGGATAAGTTTGAACAACAAAACAGTTTCAATAATTCTTTTGGTAATGAAGAAAAAGAAGAAAAATTTAAAGAGAAAAAAGAGGTTGAAACGAAAAGTTTTGATAATCCTTTAGAGAAAGAGTTAGTCACAGCAATAAAAAGTAGGACGAAAGAATTAATGAGTGCTCTTAATCAATATAAAAAAGGAGAATTAGATAAGATAGAATGATACTCGATGTCGAAACTAAATCAATAATAACGGATTTAATTAATAAGTTTGTTAAAATACTTAATATTAATGTGTTATCAGGAACAGTTTTTGAACAAATCAAGAAAGGTTATGATAAGGGAATCGATGAGGCAGAACAACAATTTGATTTAAATTTTACTAGGGATAGTGAGCGATTACAGTTTTTACAAAAATACAGTTTTGATAATATTATTGGAATGAATGATGATATCGCGGATAAGCTTAGAAGTGAGTTACAGCGTGGCTTTATGAATCTTGAAAGTATAAGTAAGATTCAAGAACGAATAAAAAAGGTTATGGGAGTAGCTGAAGATAGAGCGAGAGTAATAGCGAGAACAGAGATGAACAGAGCTCAAAATATGGGGCACTTGGATAGTGCAAGACAAACAGGACTAGATTTAAGGAAATTTGTTAGTGTACATTTAGATAATAGAACATCCCCTATATGTCAAAGGATGAATTCAAAATATGGTACTCCTAAAAAAGCTATTCCTATTGATGCAAAATTTATTGATAAAACTAGTGGAGAAAATTTTGACGCTCCACCATTTCATATTCAATGTAGAACAACCGTCCTTTTTACTCAGGTGAAAAAATGAATAAATGTTTATGGTGTGGAAAACATGTAAAAAATAAGGTATGTAATGCTAGTTGTCAAATGCATTATGAATACAAAGTCGGTATTAGAGATAAATATAAAATAACAGAAAAAGCTAGAAAAATTGCTAATAAACGAATTAAAATTGATAACTGGTTAAATTATAAATCATCAAGAGACAATTTAAGAAAAACTATGAAAACAGAAAAATATAAAAAATTACAATCAGATATTCATAAAGGAGGAAAAAATGGTATGTGGAATCAAACCCCTTGGAATAAAATGTCTCCTACTAAGAAATGGTATGAAGAAAAACAATTTATGTTGTTACGTAAAAAATGTTTAATAAGAGATAACTTTAAATGTGTAAAATGTGGAGTTCACCAATCTAAAAAAGATTTATATTGTGACCATATAATGCCATATCGTATATGTAAAGAACATAAATTAGACAATTTACAAATATTATGTGGTTCGTGCCATAGTAAAAAAACAGTTAAAGATATTAAGTTAATGAAAAAAGAAGGATATATATAATAAAAAAATAAAATACATTTAAAAAGATTAAAAATAATAGGTGATAATATGGAAACGAAATCATTTAAGTTTGTAACAAACTTTCTAAATTATGAAGAAATAGGAAGCAAATCAAATAAAGAATATTATGTTAAAGGATACATTTCCACTGATGAAATAGATAGAACACACGAAATAGTTACAAGAGAAGCAATGTCTGATATGGTTACCCAAATCAAGAATGGTAATATTAAGTTAGATGTTGAACACGGCACATTCACTGGTGACGCAGATATACCTGTAGGTAAAATTGTTGATGCAGGAATGAATGATACAGGATTATGGGTTAAGTGTATTCTTAATAAAGCTCATAGTAAGTTCGGAGAAATATGGAAAAGTGTTAAAGATGGTTTCTTAGATGCTTTTAGTATAGCTTATAAGATTACTGATAGAGCGACGGATTTCATTAATGGAGTACAAGTCACATTAGTTAAAGGTCTAGAATTATTCAATGTAGCAATAACTGGTAATCCTATTTGTAGGAGTGCTAAGATGACCGAGAGTTTTTATAAATCGTTAAAATATCTTGACGAACAACTAAAATCAGGAGAGGATAATATGGTAGAACCAGAAATTAAACAAAAAGTGGAACCAGTAGTGGAACCAAAAGTAGAACCAGTAGTGGAACCAAAAGTGGAACCAGTAGTGGAACCAAAAGTGGAACCAGTAGTGGAACCAAAAGTGGAACCAGAGGTAACACCAAAAGTGGAACCAGAAGTAGCACCATTGGATACTATAAAAAGTATGCAAACAGAAATAGCAGAATTGAAAGCAGAAGTTAAAACCTTAAACAAGGAATTAATTAAGCCGCAATTAAAAGCTATTAATAACACTGATATCGCTGAAGTAAAAGATGAGACACCAATTGTTAAATCACCACTTCAAGCTATCAAATAAAAAAAAAATATTACGAGGTAAAAAATATGGCAGAAACAAAAGCTATAAGTAACGGATTCAATTCCAATGCTGCATACGCTTCAAGCTTCGGTTGTATGACTAATAAAACCGTGTACCAAGACAGTGCAGGTTTAAAAGGCACAGCAGTTGATAGAAGAGTAGAAGTAAGTAACGCATTCGGAATAGGATTAAAAGCTCACGCTACAACATCAGGTGGAGGAGGAACAGCAGGATACGCTATGATTCCCGTTTATGTTGACCCAAGAGTTATTGACCAGACAAGAAAGTTCACGCCTATTGTTGAATTAATACCAAGAGTCACTAATCAAGGAATGTACGCAGATTATAATGCAATAACAGCAAAAGGCGGAGCATTTAGTGCAGCAGAAGACGCTTCACTTGCAGAAACAAATACTACATATGATAGGGGAAGCACAGCAATCAAGTTCTTTTACGCAGTAGGAAGAGTAACAGGACCAAGTGTAGCAGCACAACCAAGTTATGTATTATCAGGTATGATGCCTGGGGCAGGTTCAATGGGCGGATTTAGTGACGCAGGAGCACCTAATGCAAAACAAATGGAAGTACTTGTAAAAACAAGAGAGATGAGAGAATACCAAGAGAACACAATTATTAATGGTAACACTAGTTCAACCGCAACTGATTATGATGGAATAATTGTTTTAATGAGTTCAACTAATACTGTTGACAAGAATACTTCAGCACTTGACTTAGATGATATTAACTTAGCAGTTCAATACGCATTTGATGATGGTGGAAGACCTAACTTAGCAGTTTGTTCAAGCAGTGTATACACTGATTTATTGAAATTATTAACTCAAAAAATTGGTTATATGAAAGCTGAAGCAAACGTGTTTTGGGGATTTACTACAATCGTATTACATACAATGGTTGGTTCAATACCGGTTATTCCAAGTATGTTTATGAGTAATGTATCAGGAAGTAAAGCAATTTATTTTTTAGATATGACTGTTGTAGAAATGAGAGTATTGCAAGACTTAACATATTTTGAGTTAGCAAAAACTAATGATAGTGAGAAATTCGCACTTAAAATATACGAGACTCTTATTATTAAAAACACTGGTTTCTGTTCAAGTATAACAGAGATTAGTGCATAAATATAATTTTTTTTATTTTTTTTATATTTTTATAGAGAGGTAAAATAGAATGTCAGTAGCAAATATAAATGCAACAGTTATTGAATTAATGCCGCTTGGTGGTAAAACTAATGAAGGATACTTTTATGGTTATCTTGAAAGCACTATTAGAGCAAAACAGAATGATACTATTACAATTACGAATTGTACTAAAGTTTTAATAGCGAATCTTATTGATACAGCTGATGTTTTAGAAACGATGACGTATGCCACTAATGTAATAACTATGATGACAAGTGCAGCCACAAATGTTAGTGGAGTAGTTGTTTGCCAAAAGTAAATAATGAGGTAAAAAGAAAATGACGAATGTAAACGCAACCGTTATTGAGATAAGTCCGCTTGGCGGAAAAAGTAATGAAGGGTACTTTGTAGGTTATTTAGAAGCTACAGATAGAGCAGCACAGAATGATACTATTACAATTACGAATTGTACTAAAGTTTTAATATCTAATCTTGTTGATTCCGATGATACTTTAGAAACTATGACTTATGCAACTAACGTGATAACAATGACAAGGAGTGATACTACAGCCGTGAACGGTTTAGTAATTTGTCAAAAATAAAAATAAATATGAGGTAAAAAGAAAATGACAGCAGCATTATTAACACACACATATGTTGGTGCACCGATAGGTTCAGCAGCAGCTAGTGCAGGAAAAACTGGATTAGTTTGGGAAGTTGTAGGAGTTACTTGCACTGAAAATGGGGATTGGATAGTTCTTAGTGAATTTGAAGAAATTCTTGGAGCAGCAGCTTTTGCGGTTTCAGGAGATGTCCATACTCAAGAAGCAGTAGAAGTAGATACAGCAGTAGATAATAAAATTATTTTAACAGCAGGAGGAACTGATGTGATGAGAATCCTAGTTTGGGGTACTCCAGCCATTAGTAATTAAAAATGGGAGCAGAAGAATTAGAGTATACTATTGTTGGCTCTTTCGCTGACGCAGGTGCAGATGCAGGTACAGCAGTAAGACTTGTTTGGGAAGTCGTAGGGGTTACTTGCACTGAAGATGATGATTGGATTGTTCTCGATGAGTTCGAACAAATATTTGGGGCTTGGGCTTACGCTGTAGCAGCAGATGTTCACACACCTGAAGCAGTAGAAGTAGATACAACCGTAAAAAACAAAATCATTTTAACAAGTGGTTCAGCAGATGTTATGAGAATAATGGTTTGGGGAACTAAAAAATTAGATGACTAGTTTTTTATTTTTTTTATTAATTATATTAGTGAGGTAAATATAAATGGAAGACAAAAAAGCAGAAGTTTTATACGATAAAGACGGTAGAGCTTATCTTAGGATTATACGAGAAGAACCAGTTAAAGAAACAATTGTTAAATCTCGAATTAAAGATTTCGTAGAAGATATTGTTGATGATGGTAAAAGAAATTTTAGTAATAGAAAGAAGAAATCAAAAAAGAAAAAATAATGAGGTAATAATATGAAAGTAATAGAATTAACTGGTACAACTGATGCTAGTGGTGACTTAGTTATTACTGGTACTAAAAAAGTTATTGGTTTTTTAGAAAAAATATCAATGATTGATAATGTTACTGCAGGAGCTGATTTAACTTTTAGTTCAGAATATAATGGAAGTGTTTTGATACAAGCCAATGCTGGTAGTGCCGCTAAAACTTGGCATCCTCGAAGTCTTGGTAATAAAAGTACTGATGGAACAGTTTTCACTAATGTAGCTGAAAAATTCTTTTTCGCTAATGAAGGATTAAATCTTACTATAGCACAAGGTGGTTCAGCATTAACTCTTAGATTCCTAGCATTTTTTTCAAATAATAATAGTTAAAATGTATTGTACAACAGATGATGTGTTCAGAGTAGCAGGTATTACTAGTACTGAAATATCTGATGCTAATGTTACACAAGCAATATTAGAAGCTCAAAGTGTAGTTGATAGACTTACTAATACTACTTATTGGAATAGTGAAGATTCTGGCACAGCAGATGTGGCTAGTGGCGATGACGAATTAGATGATGCCACAAAAACTTGGGTTCCTGATGATTATATTAATATGTATTGTTGGATTGATGATGGAACAGGTGAAGACCAACTTAGAAAAATTATTGATAATACTGCAACTAAATTAACACTTGAATCTGATTGGAAAACTAACCCGGATACTACGAGTACTTACAGAATTATTGATACAGGAGTTGACCCTCACGTCTCAGAAGAGCTGAGAGATGGAGATGACACTAACACCATTTTCTTAGATAAGTACCCCCTTCAACTTTTAGTAAGTGTAGCTATTAACAGTGTTAGTGTTACTCCATCTTATATATATCAATATAAAAAGATGGGTAAATTAAAACTTAGTTCTGATGCTGAAGCATCTTATTGGACTAGTGCTGATGCTCAATTAAACGTTTTTGATTATTGGTACGGGGTTTACCCTATTCCTTATGAAGTTAAACGTTTAACAGAAGTTTATGCAGCAATATTCATATTACAATCACAAATGGGTGGAACACATAATATTCCATCAACGTATAGTTTGCCTGAAGGCTCAGTTACAATAGGGCAAGCGTACATAAATATTAAAGGTACTTGGGATACTTTAATGAGAGAAAAAGACAAGCTTGAAGCTAGAATCATTAGGTATGCAAGTTTTGGTTAAACTCTCAGAATAGAGTATAAACAGTAAACCACGAGGTTAAAATAGAATGTCAATTAATTTTACTAATGCTGGATATGAGTTAATGATAGATGGTTTTGGAAAAACTGTTTCTCGAACTCCAGTAACTAAAACAACCAGTAATATTGGTGGTGACGAAACATTAACTGATGGTTCTGCTGCTAATATAACAGGTGCTTTCTTTAGAAAAACTGATTCTTGGGCCCAAGATAAAGAAGGATTATTTCAAGGAGCTGACGCAGTATTATTAGTTAAATCTGATGTTACTGTTAATAAAGATGATAAACTCACTTATGATAGTGAGGATTACAGAGTTGATTCTGTTATTACTCGTAGACTCGGAACAACTGTGTTCTACAAAATGGCGAGGTGTTTTAAGAGATAATGGAGATTAAGACAACAGCTAAAAAAATGAGTTCAGGATTTGATAATTTTATTAATGGTATCGCTAACGATTTACGTAATGAATTAGTAACCACTTGTCCCGTTGATACAGGCAATTTAAAGAATAGTATTATTGTAGATAAGAATGATAGGGGTTATAATATATTAATGCCTGACTATGGTTTAATGGTTGAGCATGGGACGCCACCACATATTATAAGACCAAAGAATAAAAAAGCGTTACATTGGGGTGGAAAAGGTGGACCAGTCGTTAAATTAGTTCATCATCCTGGAACCAGGCCACAACCATTTATTAGGCCAGCGATTAATACTAAACTGAAAGGGATAATAAGAGATAATGTTATGAGGCACTTACAATGAGTAATCATGATTTAATAGATTATTGGAAGATAAAACAAGAATTAACAGTTCTTGTTAGGAATAACGATATTTTTACTATAACTCAAAGAGGTGTTACTACACAGAAAGATACAGGAACTTTTAGTACTACATCAACACACACATTAGCAACTACTCCAACCACTGTTAAAAATGTTAGAAGCATAGAAGTTGGTAGTGCTGACTTAACTTTATGGGATGATTACTCAATTAATTATGATACGGGAGTGATAACGTTTGTTGCAGCACAAACAGGTGCTTACGTAATAGATTATGATACAGGCAGTACCGATAAAATATTTCCTGATTTTCCAAAAACAGAATTAAAGATTAGTAATTTTCCTCGTATATCACTTGATATATTAGATGTATCAACTGAGATAGGTGGGTTCGGAAACGTTAATAAAAACAATATAGATTTCACAGTAATAGTATATGCTACAAGCATAGAAGATATTAATAATTATTTAACAGCGATTAGAAGCTTATTCATTAATAATAGGGCGGACTTGAGGCAACAATTAGGTATAATAAGACCTATAAGAACCGGTCCGATACTCACATCCCCTAATATACATAAAGGAACTAAAGTGTTCCAACAAAACATTGATTTTAGAGGAATACTAAAGTACGAGGTAGTTTAATGAGTTTAGAAGAACAATTCAAGAAATCAATAACAGAATTAAAAAAACTTAATGTAGTAACTGATAAGACTAGAAAAACTTTAACAATGGTTAATATCATTAACACAATCACATTAATAGTTATAGCTTATATGATTATGAGAGGACTTATTTAAAAAAATGGATGAAGAAATATTAAGTGTATTAAAAGAGATACGAGATAATGAATTAGAAGCGTTCAAAGATATGAACAAGGAATTAAGAACAATCAAGGTTCGTTTAACTGAAAGCTTAGGAGGAAGTAAATAAAATGAATTATAAAATAAATAAGGTAGGTGATTAAAGATGTGCGCAAATTCAGAGGCAGTTTCAGGTGTAGATTCTTATGTATTATATAAAGTCGAAACAACATATAATACGGCAGTAACAGCTGATGCTCAATTAGGATTAGTAACTAATTTCACGCCAACAACTTCTAATAATAATAGTTTTAGAAGAGGGTTTACTGGTGGCGGACAAAGTGGTAGAGATGTAATAAAGGTTTTAGGCGGTAAAACAGAACACGGTTTAAGTATAGATTTTGATGTTATTAACTGGTTGTTTATGGAATACGTTCTTGGAGGGCAAAGTGGTAGTGACCCTTATACTTATAGTGGTAGTGACGCAACAAGTAGTATGACTATTGTTAGAGCAATAGATAATCCAGGAACTTCAGCAACTGATAGGGATGAGATATGGACTGGTTGCGTAATTGATAGTGTCACTATTAAAGCAAGTGTTGGAGAACCAGTAAGTGTGAGTGCTACTATTAAAGCTGGTGGACACACTTTTGATACCACTATTCATAGTAAAGTAACACTTGGAACACCAAGTATTTATAATTTTAGTGGTGGAGATATCGAGTTACCAAACGCTACAAGCATAAGTAACATTATTGATAGTGTTGAAATAACTATCACGAACAATTACGAATTATTATACGGGTTAGGGGATAGAAGACCACAAGCGGCAAGACCAAAAACAAGAGATTACAAGATAAAGTTCAGTCTTAAATACTTAGATAACACTTATTTACAAGCAATACTAGGATTAGCCGAACCAATAGCAACAACTGTTCCAACAGAGTACGCAACAATCGAGTTAAACTTTGTTGACGGTGATAGAAGTGCAGCGTTCTTATTCAGTAAATTCACTTTTGATGAATTATCAGGAAAAGAATCTCTTAATGAATTAATAGGAGAAGATTTTAGTGGAACAGCACACACTCTTGTAGTAACAGAAGATAATACATAAATTGATTAGGGGGAACTAAGAAAATGAGCAAAGAAGAAACATTAAAAAACATACCGGGTTTAAAAGAAAGTGACGAAGTCATAATTCAAAAACTTGGGTACGGGAGTTTAATAAAGTTAAGAAATAAGTGTACAGACGCGGGAATGAATAATGATGGAACAGTGTTAGCAAAAATGTTATTCGGTGAATACAATAAATGGTTATTAATATACGGAGTTAAGAAAGCACCATTTTTTGATAAATGTCGAACAGCAAATGATAAGAGTTTAGTAATAGATCAGGATAGTATTGAACCAGAAACAGGAGATTACATTTTTAAAAAAATACAAGAAATTAACAAGTTTGAACAAGTAGAGCAATTAAAAAAAGAATAAAACGGACAATACTTGGTAGGACTAAACGTGACCAAGAAGCGAATGATGTTATTCAAAGAGCATTACTTTGTAAAATGTTTAAGTGTACACCACAACAATTAGATGAAATGGATTGGGATGAGGTAGAATTATTAAAAGAGGTTTACTCACAAGTTGGTAAGGATAACCCTTTAATATTATTTATGTAAAAATGGCAGATGAAGTTATAGCAATTAAGATAATACAAGATGAAAATAGTGTTGGTGCTACTAAGAGTAGTACGCCAAGCACTGGTGGTAGTGGTAACTTAGTTAGTGGTATGGGTGGAATGTTTAAAACCGTTTTATCAGGTTTAGGAATAGCTAGTATAGTTGGTATAGTAGCTAAAATATTATCTATTAATAAGGGCTTAATGAGTGTTGTTGGTGGTATTATTAAGATGGTTGGTTACTTATTAAAACCTATAACTGATGTTATAATGATTCTTTTATACCCTATTCTTTTAATTCTTAAACCGATTATGTTAATGGTTAATCAAATAATGCGACCATTCATTAGACAAGCAATGCTTGTTATGAAAGAAGGAGCTAGCCAAATTAGTGGTGGTAATATTGGTGGTGGGTTAGCTACGATTGCTGGCGGTGTTAGTATTATGACATCAGGATTACAAGTAGTTATTAACGCATTATTAGCAGGTCTTATTAAAGGAGTTATTAGTTCAGTATTACAACTTTCTGGAATGTTATTAGCAACGCTTTTCGGATTAATAATTGATATTTTTAGTCCGATACTTTCAATGCTTGGAGTTGAAACTGAAGGTCTTAAAACGTTTGTTTTTGATACTATTATGAGTGGTGCTACTTGGATTAGTGCTCAAGTTAATTCAGCAGTTGATAGCGTGTTTGGAAGTCTTAGTGCAGTAGCAACAGGTAATGCAGCGTTTATTAGTGAACTATTTGGTCTTGATAGTACAGAATTTCAAAAAGATGCTGTTAGTATGCTTAAAAATGTTTTTATAGATGCATCTGATAGTATTTCTAATAGTTGGGGAACACTTGTTGGAACCACAGCAGGGTTTGGAAAAATAGCTAATATTACTCTTAAACAAACATTGTATGCAAGCGAAGATAGTTTAGCAAATAATTTCGGATCAGGAATGGATAAGATGAAAGAGTATGGATCAGGAAAAATAAGTAGTGCAGTAGACGCATTCAATTCAGAATTCGATAAACTAAAAAATGCTAAAGCAGATGTTAAAGAATCAAAAAGTATACTACAACAAGTTATAGATTTAGCAATAGCACCCGCACCAAAAATAAAATTATTTTAATATGAGAATAAAATGGCAAATGTAACAATAAAAAACGGAACAGACACATTCACCTTTGAACAAGGAGAAGTAGAAAGCGTTAAAATGAACAAGCAAGGACAATTAGATGAGAACCCAATGCCAGCAAGTGATAGTGATGACGCATTCGTAATAGACTTTAATGGTGTAATAAAAAATATAACAATAACAGGAATGATAATAGAAAGTGCAACCACGAGGTCTGATACGAGCACAATTAAAACTATTGCAGCACAAATAGATTGGTTATTAGCACTAGTTGATGGCGCACAAGATGGTTACACATTCAATAGTACATTTCAATCAAATAAAACAGTTTATTGCAGAAAGTGTGAATTTAACGAAGTATCAGGAGAAGTAACAAAATCACCTTTCACAATAGAATTTGTTGAAGGGGCATAATGAGTGTAACAAATATACCAAAATTAATGAAAGTAACTATTAATAGTATAGACGTGAGTGCTTACGTTCATAGTTTCACAGTTATATCTAATTATGATGATAATAAAAAAACTTGTAGTGTTGGATTAAGAAAAACTGTTAGTAATGTTCTTGATTATACAGATGAAGAATTAATAAACACTACTATTCTTATTCAAAGAGGGGTTAATTCAGCTACTGAAACAAATTTGCTTAATGGTTACGTTAAAAACATTAATTTTGAAGGAGGAGTAGTTCTCGTTTCCGGACAAGATAAGTTATCAACATTAATAGATATTAATGTAACTAAAAGTTTTGATAAAGATGTTGATACTGAAGCAGGTGTTATAAGTGAAATGTTTGATACACTTGTAACAGAGAACACGAGTTTATCCACTAGTATTACTAATAGTGGAACAAGTAATATATTACAAACCTTTATTTTAAGACATAAAACATTACTTGATGGATTAAGAGAATTAAGTTATGTTATTAATTGGAATTTTTATTATGATTCACAAAATGATAAAATAGTTTTTAGTCCTAAAGGGAATTCTAAATCGCTCACAACATTAACTATTGGTGATAATGTTGTTAAAGTTCCTAAATGGAAAATTAACAGTTCACAATTATTTAATGTGATAACAGTTGAAGGAACACCGCAAGAGATTAAGACAAGTGAAGGACCAATATTGCTTGATGGAAGTGTTAGTGATTGGACGACTACGAGTGTTACTCTTGATAAGAAACCTATACAAATAAAGGTTTTATCTGACACAAATGCTACACCTGTAACAGAAAAGATAGGTGGTGTTAGTGGAAGCATATCAACTTATGATTATAGTATTAATAAAGAATTGATGAGTATAACTTGGAGTAGTACGTTTAGCCCAACCACATCATATTATACTACTGTAGAATACACTTATAATATTCCTATAAAAGTTAAGAAAACAGATGTTACAAGCAAAACAAAGTATGGGGCAATAGAGGTTTATCAAACAAAAAAAGAAATAACTAATAATGATGATGCCGAAGAATACGGTAATGGTCAATTACAAATTTATAGTAAACCGTTTTATTCAACAACTCTCGCTGTTAGAAGTATTACTGATTTAGAAGTAGGAAAATTATATGATGTCGTTGACGGAATTAATAATGTTTCTAAAGAAGTTATGATTAAAAAAATCACTTACGTGCACCCTTACTCATATGATATAATAGAAGTAGGAGATAAATCTTATAGATTATCATTATTTAATATTGATGTTCCAAGAAGAATTAAGAAGCTCGAAGAAGAACAAGGACAATATAGTGATGCATTAATAATAGTTTTTGATACTGGTCATTCATACTCTTATGATAGAAATAATGTTACAGGAGAGAAAAGGGATAAAGGAAATAGTTTCATATTTGATGACCCTGAATCAGAATTTGATGATGGAGTTCACGTATTTGATTGGGACGGGGACGCTTATGGTGACTTCGTGAACACAGATTATTAATGAGGTAAAAAAAGATGGCAAGCGGAGGAATTATTACAACGAATGGGAAGAATTGGTTACTTAATAGAGGGTATAAAGCAACTACTGATTATGATGAAATATATTATTTAAAACTCGGTATTGGAACAACAACACCAGTATCAACTGATACCACAATGGAAATACCTGTACCAATAAGTAATGGCACAATAAATGATAACGGCGATAATGCTTTAACAGGTTCAGATGGTGGAACAAACACAACAGATAATGCAACAACATATAAACAAGGTGGCGGAGTAACAGATAATACATCTCAAAACCTTATTAAAAACGGTACTAACGCTACAGCGATATGGACGATAGCAGATTTAGACACTGAAGGAAACGATATTACCAGTACTGATTACGTATCATTATGGTTATACATTAAAGATGATACAGCGTTAGCAAAACTTAAAAGTAGTGGAACTTGTTTTGAAGCAAAATTTGGTGAAGATGCGAGCAATTATTATTCAATAACAAAAGAAGCATCTGATTTATCTGCTGGTTGGAACTGGATTTATTCTTGGCCTGACACTGTAGCTGATTTAACAGAGACAGGAACGGTTACTGGTGACCTTGATACATTTATTCTTGAGATAACAACTAATAATTCTACCGATGAATTAGTTGCTGGCGATGCCATTTATGATTTATTACATTGTTATACAGATACCGAATTAGTTAAAAGTATTGAAGCTTCTTATCCAACGTTTAATACAACAAATAAGACGGTGTCAACAAGGTTTAAAGTGTTCGTTACTGAAGCTAATGGTTTCGATATAACAGAGGTGGGAGTGTTCAGTAAGGATGCTACGCCTATAATGATTTCACACGATGTTATAGATGGTGAAAGTAAAACAACATCTGACGAGTTCAGATTTAACACAACAGACGAGGTATAAAAAATGGTTTTAAGAAAATGGGCAAGTGAAAATCCAGCGAGTGCTGATATGAATAGTTTAAATGCCGAATTTTTAAGTATATCAGGATTAAATTTAATAAGGATGTTAATAAATAGAGATATTGATTTCTCTGCTGGAATGTTTGATTGGTGGGGAGATGCTTATATAGATGTTAATGGTAGAAAAAATAGTGTTAGTGCAGCAACAGCATTATTTAACACAATTGATAATACTTATATGATTGGTCAACAAACTACTGGGTCAGCTGAAACAGCTAACCTCGCAACTGCAACAACTGAAGATAACGATTTTACTGTAGCTTGTACAATAAATACTAGGTGTATAGTAAATACTGTTAGAGTACATAATATTAGTGGAACAAACCGTGATATTGAAGTTACAATAAAAAAGGGGGATACATCTATAGCAACTAAAACAGTTAGTGTAGTTGCTAATTCAGATGGAGTATTCACATTCACAGTTAGTGATTACTCTGGTGTGTTAGAGTCTGGTGATACTTGTAATATATTATTTACTTGTCCTGCTGGTAGTTATATAGAGAAAGGAAGTAATTCGTTTGATGGTACAATATATGATATTGCTTCTCAATTAACTAATAGTGGTGTTTCTGGTAATGAAATAGAAATGATTGAGATAGAAAATATTAGTACTGATTCTATCATTACTCATACTATTCCTGCTGGAACATTTAGTTCAACAATGAGTTCAGCAATTGGAGTTCCTTTTATTGAAGATTATGAAGCAGGAGCAGATATACAATATAAATTAACAGGAACTGCTGGTTCTGAAGATACAGGGTGGTTAGATTGTGGTATAACACCAGAAACAAGTTCTTTTACAGCATTCACTGCTGAACCAGATACATTAATAGTAAAACTAGTTCCTAAAAGTAGCAGTCCAACAAGTGGGTTTCCATCAATTCGAGGATTTTGTATACGAGCAACTTAAAATGCATACACAAAAACAAAGTGAACAATCTAAAGAATTAATAAAGAAAGCAAGGGAAAAACAAGCATAAAAGGATTTGTTGTGAGGGCAACATAATGAAATTCATAAACAATATTATTAATAGAATTGATAATTACTTTAGTGCTAACGAGAACAAGATTATTAATGAACTAAAATATGAATTAAGTGATAAAAACGATATAATAAAATACACTGATAAAACTATTAACACACTACAACAAGAATTAATAAATATGAACTCTCAATTAATAACAACAAACCTTATATTATTAAAATTAAAAAAACAAAGAATAATACCTTTTAATAAATTGTTTAAAGAAAAGAAGACTAAGTACACTTGGAAACCAGGAAAAAAGATATACTTACATTTATCGTTAGAAGATTTTAGTAATGACATAGAATACCAAGAATTATATTTATCATTCATTAAAGAACTTGGGTTGAAAGATTCTTATAAAAATATTGATGAAGCAGTATATAAAATAGTGTTAATGGTTCAGAAGTATATTAATAAGACTTTAAAAGATGATTATCAAACTGATAAAGAAGTTTTTGGTGTTAGTGAATACTGGCTTAGCCCAAGAGAAGCATTCAACCAATATGTTATTAACCTAATTAGCTCTGATTGTGAAGATGTATCAGCATTACTTTATGGTGCAATAATTTCAGGGCTTAAAAGTTTAGATTATGATTACACTGATAGATTATTAAGAGTTGATATTGATTTCCCAGTAGGACACGCAGTGGTATCATACCAAAAAAGTAATGGAGTATGGGTCTGTATAGAATCTACTTATGGAGAATCAAGATTCACAAAGAATTGGGTAAGAGACAAAGACATGTTCAAAGGAGTATACACAGGACTCTGGCACATATTCAATGAAACAACAGAGTACAAACTAATACACCCATACCAAAGGAAATGATAGATCCAACAATAATAATACTAAGTATAGTAATAATACTTATATTATATATGATAACACAAGACGATGAAAAGCACAAAGTGGCATGAGTGCAAATGGAAAGACTGCCTATATGAGGGTTACACAGACCATTATCACGGATTACATCATTGTATGAGATGCAACCGAGTAGTGAAAATAAAAGGA